TCAGCCATATCAATCTTCCTTTTTCTTCTGCGGAATTACAGGAACAGTGTCGCCGTGCTTCTTTGGGTCGTAATGGACAAAGAAGCCTTCCGAATCCATGTGCGCTTGACTGCGTTTGCCAGTTGACTTCAGGTTGGTGAGGCCAACGATGACGCCATCTGCGCCTTCAGGTTGAATGTCGAGAGGGCGGAAGTCGTGGCTCTTGCCGTCAACAACATTATACCGCTTGCCAGTCTCTTGATCGTGGACAACCTTTGGCAACACTTTAGAGCCTGAGAACACCATCGCCACGTTGTCGCCGCGATCCAACATCTTACGCATCTTGGGCCAGTTCGTATAAGGGTTGTTGACCCCTTCCTGCGACAAGCCGGTGGATGAATGCGTGTAATGATGGTTATCTGCCACAGGCTGATAGGCCATCTTGGTGTAATCGTAGAACGATACGTCTGGCTGGCTCTCGATCAGCTTCTTGTGAATGCTGGGATGCAGGTCAGACAGCGTATTTAGACGAACGCCAAGGTGGTTGCCATTGCGCTCAGCCTCACGACGGGCGCTCTCAATGTCGTCCCACAGGCGCACAGCAAACGCTTCAGGATCGCGCGCCATTGCTTTGGTACGGTTCATGGCCCGCTGGCGGGCCGTGATGCGGTTAGCCTTCTCCGTAGCCTCAGTGAACGCCTGAGAATACTGGCCAGAAGTCTTGCCAAGGCACTGCTCGCGGCAGGAGGCGCTGTTCGGGCAAAGCTTCAGATCGCCCTCGCGATAATCGGGATACAGCGACAGACCGATAGTCTCCACGCCGCGCCCGTCATCAAGCATCAAAGGTTCTTTCTCCTTCGTCCCAGTCTGGGCTTTCAAGAGCTTTGCGTTCTGACTGAGCAATGAGATGGGCGTGCCGTTCTTGCGCCGGCCCAGATGCGGCTCCAAAGCCCGTATGGCGGCCCTAGAATTGGCAATACGCTCACCCTCCGGCAGAGACAGGTGCCGATCCAGCGCCTTGTCAAAGGCCGCGCGAAGCGTGTTTGTATTGGCCTTACCAAAATCCAGCTTGGTGAACTGATAGTCGCCCATCTGCTCGGCAGACGCAGGCGCAGTGCCAGCGCTTTTAATGGAGAAACGTGGTCGTGCAGCAAGCGTTTGCTTGGCAAGGTTCACCGTATCGTCTGTCGATGGCATCGGCATTGACGGCATAGACGCAGCAGGAGCTGCCGCAGCCTGATCCGGCGTGTCCGGTTCAACATCGCCGCCCTTGGCATACCCCTCATCAAAACGCTGGTTGCCGCGTTGGTTAGGACGCGGGTTAGGTAACTGGCGAGCCGTGATAAGAGCAGCGCGAATGATCTTTGTCGGGTCAAGCATCGTCAGCCACCACGTTGCAGGTCAGTAATGAGATCAGGCGGCAACAAACCCTCGATAAGAGGGGCTGCTTCAGGTCGCATCATAATCTCTTTTGCCAGATCGGTAACAGCCAAACGCTCGCGAGTTTCTCGCTCATTGTGCCGATTAACCGCGTCCGCAGAACTGTCAAAGGCGTCGATTTTAACCTTCGCCATCTTTGCTTCAGCGTCCATGATCTTAGCGCGCGCATCAGCCATCATCTTCGGATCGCTACGAGCAACAGCCGACTCAAACTCAAAGCGGGCTTCTTGCAACTGCGCCATCGACACATCGTGCATCATCTTTGCATCAGCAGCCTTGGCTCGCGTGTCAGCATCCTGTTTCTTGATTGCCAACTCTGCGATCTTTATAGGATCAGGTTGCTGGCCAGTGCCCATCTCGGCTTGGCCTTTCGCAATCTTCGCATCAACCTCCTTAGCGCGGGTCGTTGCGTCTTGCGCTTTGATCTGGAGTTCAGCCATGCCCTTCTGAACTTCTGGCGGAGGCTGATTACGCTGGCCTTCTGGGGCAAAGAACTGCTCCGGGTTGCTCCAACCAATAGCCCGAATAGCAGCCGAGTCGATGGCTATGTTGTTGTAAAGGCTAGGATTGCCCTGACTGATTTGCTTGAGGGCCATGATTTTCATCAGGCGCTGCGTATGGCTGGCCGTGTTCGGATCAGCTTGCGGCACCAACTCAACGTCATCGAGGGCCTTGAGGAAGGTTGCCTGATCCCACGCAATTGTCGGGCGCTTGCGGCGCTGCCAGAAGCTCTCGGGATGCTCGCGGAACGTGCGAACAAGAAGGTCAAACTCTTCCGTCTGCGCTGCGTGCATACGCTTATGAACGGCGTTCATGATCTTCGTAGCCTGCTCGATCAGAGCCAGCGTCGTGCCTACAGGTGCATCTGCCCTGCCCTCGCCAACACTCATCTCAGCCGTGCCGCCAACGCGGGCTCCGGTCTCAACAATGTTGTTTACGAGGGTCATCAGCGCAGCGCCGGGCTCCTTGTACGGGAGCGGCATAATGGCCTGATTTAAGGGTAGGCCGCCGGTCTTCACCAGAGCGCCACCACCCGGAGGGATGCGGAAGATATTGGTGTTCTGCCTCGCCCCAGTGTCAGCCATGAGGAAGCCGGGGAAGTTAGCGTACATGCCGGCGTCCAGCATCTCGCGCCACGCAGCCGTTACAGCGTTGGTGGTATTGCCGAGAATGTGAACAAGACCGATGTCGTAGAAACCCATGCCCGGAACAAAGGTATACTTGACGAAGTTGGCACGGGAGGTTGGCAGGTCAAACTCGTCCTCGTCGTAGTTACGGACGATGCTCAGGATTTCCTTCGTGCTGGCATCCAGCGTCACACGATAGGGGATTTCAAGCCCGCTCTCTTTGCCCTTGTACTTGTGGTGAAAACCGGGGATGTCGAGTTCGCAATAGCACTCGTAGACCTCACGGTCGCGGTCGTTTGGATTGGATGCGTCCGGGGCTACACCCTGCTGAGAGCTTTTCTCTAACTTAACCGCGTCAGCCGTGACCATGTTTGGGATTGAGAAGTCGATGTCCCGGTAAACGCCAAGGATTTGTAGGCGCTTGACCGTCGAGGGCCGCATGAACACCCGGTGGGTAATGCGCTTGGCGTTCTGGAGGTCGGTCGCCGCGTTGTTCACGATCAGGTCATCAGCATCAACAGACTCAGAAACAGGACGGTTCCGCAGCGGGCAGAAGTAAATCTTCTTGAACGCTGTGCCGCCGAAGCCCAGCATGAACAGCATCCGGTCGGTGTCCGGGTAATACTCGCTCGCCGTAGCAGTCAGGTAATGGTTAAGGTCTTTCTCAAGCGCATTAGCAACCTCGTCCTGCTCTGGCGTCGAGCCGTTAGAGTCGTTCCTAATCTTTACCGGGCCATCGGTCGGCAACATCTCAGAGCGCGCATTGGCCTGAAACCGCAACACCGCCTCTAAAAGAAGCGGGTGTCGAACCTTTGACATGCCCTCGACAGGTGCGCCGTCTGCCGCGCCTTGAAGACCGGGAATCTCAATCTTCAGCCCAAGCAGCTTGATGCCCTGCGCCCGGTCCTCGACCCACTCTCTGCGGCTCTCAAGGTCGTCCCTGATGCCGTTCATCAGCTCGCTGGAGATGCGGCTCAGCTCTCCCGTGTCAATGTCATCGACTAGGTTTCGAAACCACTCTTTGGCAGCCTCCGGGCCGTCCTCGGCACCTTCTCCCTCAAGAGGGCTGCCATCAAGAGACACTGCGACGGACCCGTCTGGGTACTCAATCTTGAGAATGTTCCCACGGTCGTCCATCTCGTAAGACGGGCCATCTTCCTCAACCTCAACAATAAGGTCGTCGTTAACAGCCGCAGGGGCTTCATCCATTGGGAGCTGGCGGATACCCGCAGCGAGACCGGGAGTCATTGGCATGGGCTAACCCTCTTGAGCGTCCAGCGTCTCCATCTCCTCGACAAAGCGCTGGATGCCTTCCTGAGCAGCTATTGTATCGGTTTTTGCGAGGATTTCATAGTGACGCACGTAGTCATGGGGCGGTTTACCCCAGACCTCGACCTTAAAGCTCCCGACAGTAGTCGGAGTCGGAGCTCGAATTACATCAAGGACCGCTTGGGCTAAAATCCGACCTTCAGTCATGTTCCTTCTCCAATGCAGCGCGAGCAATCCATTTTGGAACTCCGTGGCTGATCCAATCCATGCCCTCCCAACTGTCAGGATTTGCGATCTCCTGCAACGCCGCTTCCAGTTGCTCGATGCGGTCGGCGGCTTCTTTCGTGTCGCCAATGCTGGCGCTTAATCCCGAAGCTAAATCGCGCCGCAGCCGTCCCACAAGATCGTCAGTCATCTGTCTTCTCCCCTAGTGCTTTACGGGCGATCTGCCTTAACGCCTCGACCCACATTTGACCTGAGTTTCGTGGGTCTAGTTCTAAGGTTTCAATCTTCCGCAACGCCGCTTCCAGTTGCTCGATGCGGTCGGCGGCTTGCTTAAATATTGGGTGCCTATTCACGACAAAATTTGTGCGAAGTTGTTTTACAAGATCGTCAGTCATCTTTCTTCTCCTTTAGGTTAGGCGGGTCTGGCATTGGCATCCAGTGCGTCGGGTTAACTTCTAACTGTTCCTCTCCACTCATATCGATAGACCAATAATGGACCAACCTTTCTAGATTAAGGGTCTCACTCAATGAACTGTCTACTCCTGTATGGATAAGATGTTTGCAGACCATGCAAACGACAGGGGTTCCTTTATGGTTTCTCCACGTTGCAATGATCGGCTCCAGCCACGGCGCTGTTTCTATTGATTGCCATTCATTCATTCTTCTGCCCCCATGCTTGAGCGCACGTACCGCACTCTCTGTAAATCCTCTGCCTCAGTAAGTTCCCGCTAACAGTCATCTCGTTCCCACATGAGCATCGCACCCGCCAGATTGCTCGATGGCGTTGCAAAAAGGTTCTTTTGGGATACTCGCGATTGATAACCGTCAGCCGGCCATACACTTTGCCAAGCTCATTTTTGTACAGTGCGTCGGTCATAAATAATCTCCATCGAGACAAATACTTTACAACACTAAACAGATAGGGGCAACAGAAAATATCAAACAGCGCGTTAGATCACACCGGATAAAGCGGTGCCGGAGGCGCACCCGAGTGCCGCATCTGATCTTGAACATCTGCCGTCCACTCAGCGCCACGGACCAGCAAGCCCAGCTCACGCAGATGCTTCAAGCCCATGCTCACTGTATCAACAAGATCGTCGTGCTTGCCCTTGGGGAAGTTTCCGGTCTGCGTGATGACCATATCGGCCCACGCCTTGTCTGGCGCGTAGATCAACCCTTCCGCGAACAGATGCTGGATGCTGTAAAGCCGAGAGAGTTTGTCCTGACCCTTAGGGTCTACAAGCTGAACCGCGAAGTCCTCGTGGCCGTACAGCCGGCGGATTTCCTGCGCGACCGAATGACCGGCAGCCTTGTTCTCGATCAGGAGCTTGTCAAAGCCCTTCACGGATTTGTGGCTCTCCATCACCTTCTCGACCAGCTCGTGCAGCTCCAGCCTAGCCTGCCACGCATGTAGCAGCATGACGCGCGGATGCTCCTCCGTGTATGTGCGCTTAATCATCGAGGTGACTTCGCCGGTTGGCGTGATGACGCGGTTAGCCTGCGCCTTCTGATCGCCACCAGAGAACACGCCCCAAATGGTCAGGGCCGAGTAATCGTTTTCGGTCTTCGTCGTGTACGCTGTATCAAGACTGGCGATGGTGTACTCAATCGGCGGGTACTCATCGCGCTCCCACAACTGCCACCATTCGCGCTTGATGACGCCGCCACCCTTTGGCTCGGGCCGCTGTTGGAGCTGACCGGCAGCAGCCCACGGACCAAGCTGGCGCTCAAGAACATCAACCTCTGGCTCACCGAACCGTTCGGGCCATAGAAGCTCACCGGGCTCTGTACGCGGGTCTTTCCAGCCAATGCCGGTCGTGAAGCTGCGCTCAGGCTCATAGCGCATAGGCAACATCAGATGCGTCCACTCGCCCCGGTCCTTGGACATGATGTGCCCGGTCAGGTCTTCTTCCGAGAGCCGCTGTTGGATGACGACAAACGCGCCTGTCTTTGGATCGTTTAATCGGGTCGAGAGCGCCGAGTCCCACCACTCGATAGTCGATTCAATTGTAGCCTCGCTGAATGCCTCCTGCGCCGCGTTCGGATCGTCCACCACGATGATCGAGCCGCCTTCGCCAGTCAGAGCCGAGCCAACCGAGGTCGAAAGCCGCGATCCGCCCAACGTGTTGTCAAACCTCGACTTGGTGTTCTGGTCGCCCGTAAGCTTGAACCTGTCTCCCCAACGCTCCCTGTACCACGGGCTGTCGATCAGCCGGCGGCACTTCACGCTATCACGCAGGGCGAGCTGCTGGGCATAGGACGCATGCAGGAACTGGACGCCGGGGCCAGACGTAGCGCTGATGAGCTTCTGAGCCCAGACCCACGCGGGGAATGCCACCGAAGTCAGCGATGACTTGGCGCAACGTGGCGGGATGTTGATGATGAGCCGGCGCAGTTGTCCGTCACAGACTGCCTGTAGATGCTCAGCGACCGCCTCAATGGGCCAACCATCCGTGAACGGGCTCGGGTCAATGTGCCTCCAGCCGTTCTGAAGAAACTTGTACAGGCTGCGTTCGTTCTTGAGCGCGTCGATCTTCAACAGCGACTTGTCGAGGTCGATCTTCTGGCCTTTGATGAGGGCAATCGTCATTTGACCTGCTCAGCATCATCCTTAAACTCGATCAGCGCTTGTTCCAGCACCTCTAGCTGGTCGTCATCGAGATGGTCGATCTCTACCGCTCTAGCGATTACCTCAATTGCCCCGCCATTGGCTCCAGTCAGCTCAGTTGTTTTAATGTCCTGCCAGTCTCGGCGGAACCTGTTTTTCATCTGGAATATGTATGCGGCTGAGTTAAATGCTGGGAACGCTCCGAATGTTGCGTCTCTGCCGGTTTTTTCCCACCACGCTTGAGCAGACTGGTCCGCCTTTTGCATGATGTCAAAAAACTCTGGACTGTCTTGCGTCCAGTTATATAGCGTGGCTCTAGTTATGCCTAATGCTACAGCTATCTCAACCTTACCAGCTCCTTGTGATGCCAGCTCTTCTATGATTGGCAACATGCTTGGGCGGTACTTTGTAGGAGCGCCTCCGGGGTGCTTCCCGATGGTTGTGATCGGCTTTTCTGACTTGCCTCCGTCTATAACGCCGAAGGGCATCTTGCGGGACTTGCCTTTGCGCTTGGGCTTCTCTGTCGGCTTTGTATCAATATCATCATTCATATCCGTCCCCCTTATGTGCCGGGCCTCACGTTCTTGCCCTGCGTGCCGATCATTGCGACGGGGATGCTGGTGGGTGTCCACTGCGCGCACCGAGTAGATCGATCAGAGCAGGCGATGGAGACGCCCTGCACACAAATAGTATAGCACTTTCAATGAAAAAAGCTATCTGTTCAGCCATAGCAAAGCTAAGATGAACACGACAATGTGGGTTGCAGCTATTCTGAGAATGATAAACAGGAACGTCAACTCCACTTTTTTTACTTTTTTTGTATTTTCCCTATTGTAGCCTACATGGCATTATGCCATAGTGTCTGTGTTGATTAGACACCTGATGGAGATTGATATGACGACATACACTGGCACCATCTACTATCGCAACGCCAAGTCTTATGGCGTAGGTCGCACCGCGCATGACCGGCACAGCCGCATTGTCGGCGGTTGGCGCGGCGAGATTATTGGCGGCCTCGCTGAGGGACACAGCATCTATACGGGCGTTTGCGAAACCCGTGACGAGGTAAAACGAGAGCTAATTACCCACCTCAAGCGCCTTGGGCTCACTGGAACGCTCAAGTTTTAACCGGGGGCTTCGGCCCCCACCTACCCAACCTTATGGAGATTGATATGACTACCGATACTGCTGAACGCACCGCTGACATGAACAAATACGCTGACCGCATCTCAGCTCTTGCCATTGGCGAGGGCGTGACCGTTTCAGTTTGGACCGACGCCGAGGCTTATACGCTCATTAAGCGCACTGCGACGACGATGACACTCCGTGAAGACAAGGCTACCCGCAGCGCAGACTTCAAGCCAGAGTTTGTCGCTGGCGGGTTTGCTGGTCATTGCATTAACCAGCACGAACAGACCTACACCTATGAGCCCAATCCAACCGGCGCGATAATCAAAGTTTCGCTGCGCCGCTGGGCCGACGAGGAAGGCAACGAGCGCCGCCGTTGGAAGCGTGTCGGCGTTGGCAAGTTTGAGCGTGGTGGCAACGTTTACCCCGGACGCAGTAAGTTCTACGACTACAACTTCTAAGAACACCGTGGGGGGATTTACCCCCCACCACTTTCCCCTGCTCTAAGCTTAGCATTGAATTGATCGAGACGGTTCAACAAAGTCTCCTTCAGCAAGGCGTATGATGGATGCCGCTGACCCTTTGCCCGGCCCTTCATAACCGTTGTGTGATCCTTGTTAGCTAACCGACCAATTGCTGCAAGGCTCAAGTGTGGACAACAGTCTGCCGCCAAAGCATAGACCAAGAGCCGTGCGTCGGAGAGCCTCTTGTCCCTCCGTACAGACATGAACTCAAACGCCGATATTCCCACGTCCTGCTCTACGATGTCGATGATCTCGTGCCACCAGATTTTAGTTTTGATTGCCTCTGGTTTGTGTTCCAACTTGATGATCTCGACCTGATAAATGATCGGGTCAACCGTTGGTTTGATTATTGTAATTTTTGGCTTAGATGGCGGCTCAACCTCCACAGCAGATGGGTTTTTTAACCGAGCGCGTATCCGAGCGTATTCCTGCTGCATTTCTTCAACTGAACTGTATGTTTTCATTTCAATCCCTCAAAATTACCTGCCGTACCTTACCCAGCCGGAACTTACCCGACCACTACACGCCTTGCCTGCCATGCCCTAGCTTGCCTGACCCGACCAGAACTGACCTGACCGTTACACGCCTTACCTGCCTAGCCTCAACCCACCCTGCCGGTCCAAACCAATCCCCACCTTGCCTGCCTCGACTAACCAAAGCTTACCGTACCCGTCCCCGCCATACCTGCCTCGCCATCCACGCCAAGCCCTGCCCCCCATGCCGCACCAAACCTGCCAAAACGTGCCGAAACCCAACCCACCACACCTAACCTGAACTTGCCTGCCTCACCCAACCAACCCCAAACTCACCCAACCCCTACCCGCCTTGCCTGCCTCGCCAAAACCCGCCATACCCGACACCACCTTAACTTTACATGCCCCACCTTACCTGCCGCCCACGCCGTGCCAGACCACTCCCTTCCACACCCTACCTGCCTGCCATGCCAAAACTTGCCAAACCACCCCAACCCTTACTTGCCCGACCCAACCTGCCCGACCCAACCTTTACGAACCGAACCTAACCACTCCTCACCTGCCGGACCCCACCAAGCCATTCCAATCGTTGCCCTGCCTTACCTGCCAAACCTTGCCGTGCCCGTCCTGACCGGACCGGACCCGAACCTGCCATCCAGACCTAACCGTACCTGCCATACCAAACCGTTCCATGCCTGAGCACGCCTTAACGCAACGAGACCAACCATACCTGCTATGCCTTACCTTACCACGCCCCCCCAACCAGAACGCGCCTCGCCTGCCATGCCTAGCAGCACCCGACCTTGCCTGACCGCAACTCAACGTGACATGCCTAACCTGCCAAGCCTTACCCGACCACACCATCCTCGCCAAAACAAGCCACGCCTGCCTTGCCTGCCATAACCTGCCGCGCCCTTCCGAAACTCAACCCACCCCGCCTGCCGGGCCTAGCCGATCCATGCCGGGATTACGCAGACCGTTTCCTGCGATAATTGTCGATGGCGTCTACGAGTTCAGCGAACTCTTGGTAAACCGAATATCGTGTCTGCCAAATTTTGATTTCACGCCACGCGCGGTCAATGATTTCTTCCCGCATGTTTTCGTCCCGCATAGCCACTTCAATTGGCTCATAGCGAGGCGAGTCGGCGGCAACGTGGACAAATGCGCGAAGCTCCCTGTCAACCGGCTCGTCGTACATCTCTGCAACAACGATGCTGCCGATCAACTTTCGCGCTTGCCATAGACGATGTGCATCAGCCGCTTTATCGTCGCTCCACTCAAAGCATGGGTGCAACGGAGACTTTGGACTAGCCGCATCATCGACAACAGCGCGCGGAGTAATCGCTCCGGTTTGTTTCTTAATCTTGCTTAATCGTTCTGCCGCAATGTTTGCGCCAATTGAATACCGCGCGTCTGCTTTCCATTGATAAATCATTGTCACTCTCCCAAAAGAAAAGGCGGGGCATTACACCCCGCCAATGAATTACGCAGCTTGTTTTTTGCCGCGCATCTCTCCGATGATCTTCATCTCCTTGGCAGTCGCAACGTGAAACCGACCAAATTGACCATCCTTCTCAGGACGCCACTCGCCAACACCAACAGCAAAGCCCGCCGTTTGCATGAGATTGAGGATTTGCTCAGCGCTCATGACGTTGGCGTTGTATTTCACCGCTATGGTTGTAAACCATTGCTTGAACTCACCACGATAACGGATGTCAGCAGTCCCCATACCGACGCGCACCATGTCCTCGCGCATCGTAGGTTCGTCACCCTCAATAACAGCAAATTCGCCATCAACATGAAATGCCTGACGCGCAGCAACTTTGGTCATCGAACCGATACTGGTGCAGGCCGTGACAGCCGCTGCCTTGAACCCGATGATAGGGAACCCAAACGATCCGTCTTCAAGGACGTACAGGGATTCCCGAAAGTCGCGCTCTGGGTCTTTGGCTTCCTTGCCGGCAGACGCCTTCTTCATCTGTTTATCGAGCATCTGCTTCTTGGCCTTCTCCGACCAGCGATGGACGATCAAAGGGGTATCTCCAATCAAAGTTACATTTACAGTTTCAATTTGAAGCGGGGGAAGTACCACCGTCGTTGTGTTGCTCGCAGCCATTTTGTTTTCCTAAGCCTGCAATGCGTAGTGCCGCTACGCTCGGTATTTGCAGATTAACCCATCACTAAACAAAACTCAACATCTATTTTCGTATGGAGGTAGAAATGTTTGTTCGCTGAAGGTCTTTAATCAAATCTTGAAACTTAGCTTTGATTACAGCCCGGCGAGCTTCACGCTCCGCTGGCGTCTCAATATCAACCGAACCATAAAGCTGCTTAATCTCATCCTCGCGATCTTCAACCGTCCTCGGCGTAATCCTGTCCCATTCCGCATTGCAGAAATTCCGCATTTCATGAATTGAGGGCAAAAACGTGTGCGATGTAACAATCCCAGTTTTCGGGTCACACAAACGCTGAAGCACCTGATCGGGAAACTCTGAGAGGCTTTCCGAGGCCATCTTGTAATAATTATCAATTCCCTCCCGGTTTGCTGAAGGGTAGCAAGACAGGATTATCCCAACTGCTTTGATTGCGGTTTCTTTCGGCATTTAACATCTCCCGTGCTGCGTTTTCGATTCGGTTTCCAGATTGTCTCGGCGGACCACGTTCTGCCGCACGCCTGACCCAGTTTCGCCAAGTAGCGTCCCAGTCGGTCTTCACGCCCTTCTGTCCGGGCTGAGCGATCCAATAATCGCGAAACTTCTCAAGCTCTAGCTTTTCGTCCAAATGTTCACTTGGAAACCATTCAGGCTCAAGGCGAGTGCCGCGAGCTTGCGAGCGTCTCTCTCTCTTAAAATCCTGTATTTCTATATGTGGTTGTGACTGTGACTGTGATTGTGTCTTCATTTGATCTACATTTGTAGGTTCATTTGTACTAAAACGGTCCTTCCTTTGTGCCACTGCATCACGACGTTTTTTCGATATTTCTCCTGACTTTTCAAGCTCTTGGTCAATTCGCTTATGTGTCCAACCGCGACCAAAGAAGGGGGCGATGATGGGAGATAGTCGATTGAATTGTTTGAGCGACACGCGGGAAATCTTCGCCAGTTGAACAGCGTCGTCCGGCAGCCCGCCTTTGAGCCAATAGTGCATGATTAAATGGAGATAGACGCCGCTCTCCAGCGCACCGAGATGAGCGGTGTCAGCAAGATAGTCAGCTACGTACAGGGGCATCCACGGTCGGCTCATAATTCACACTCTGCTGTTGTTGCGAGTGGAGCCGCGCCATGATAAATATCAAGGCAAGCCCAACGCGCGCTGCAATCGCGAGGTTGGTTTCGAGGCCCGCCGGATTCGCCCCCGGTGGGCCTCAGTCTTTTGAGATTACACTCTCAACGCGCGTAGTTCAAGCATCAACTCAAACATCCTAATCGCGGTATAGGGAACCGGGTTTGCCCCGGCAAGCCAGCGGTAGAACGTGCGAGGATTGACCTTGCATAGGCGGATAGCCTCCGCGTTAGTCATGTTCAAGTCCCAGAGCAGCTTTAACAATTGTTCTGACGGCGGTTTCTCAGTGGTCAATGGTACGCTCCCAATAGAAATTCGCGTGCGCCATCGCGCGTGCGGAGGTGCTTGATGGTGCCGTGAACAGACAATGCCCGCCAGCATTTCTCTCCGTTGGGAAGCCGGCCCTTTGAGAACCAGCCGACCTCCTTTCCGAAGTAGAGAACTGTGTAAGTGCCGTCCTGATTGGGGATTGTTGCGATTGGCATGCTTCCCTCCTCAGATCGTGGTCACGGGGACGATGGTCTTCACGCGAATCGTCTCGACCAGCGTAGTCTTGGTGCAAGCAGCCACCTGTTCGGCGGTCAGCAGCTCACGAACGAGCTTGGTGTCGAGGCTGTTGCGCTCAGACAGGCCCAGCGTGACGACGGCGCGGGTGCCGACGATCTCTTCGCGGCCAGCAGCCTTGATCTCAGACTTAACTTCGTCGAGCAGACGGGTAAGACCTTCGATCTCGGCCTTGATGTCAGCGTAGCGGTCAGCGAGTGCGGTAAGGTTTGTCATTGGCGTATCTCCATGTCAATCTAACAAGGACAATATGCCAGTGGCTTAAAACCATGTCAACAGGTCATCTGAACTTTTCTTGATTTTTTTTCACCCAACGCAAAGTTTCTAACGCGGCTTGTAGTTGCGGAAGGAGACTTTCCTTCATTCCCAGTACAATAGGGTCACGTTTTTTCTCTTTAATTAGATCACGAAGTATCTCAATATGCCCTGCGAGGTTCATAACTTCGCGCTCGACCGCTGCAATTTGTTCTTCAATTGAGACTTTCATCAATTGCCTCCAACATAATTTCGCACTCAGGACCATCCTCGACCCATCTGGCTATTAACCATTCGCACAGATGATCGCTCTCAACAGCCTTGGCTGTGACCATGACATCCATTGCAGCCTTTAACAGGTTGTCGAGATCGCGCCGGCGTTTGTCTGGTCGAACAAAATGGAACGTGGCTTTGTATTTGCCAACAATCCCTTTGCCCTTGATCTGCACAGCAACCTGCCAGAGCGCAATAGCCCGCCATGTAGTGTATTGAGCCGAACGGTGCATCCCGCCTGCTTTATTGGTCCTCCACAGGCGGTTTACGCTCGGGGGCAGTGACAGTTCGATCTTTAACAATGGGGCGTCTCCGGGCTTCTCTGGCCTTCTGGAGGGCATGATAGACAACTGACTCGGGCAGCCCCAGTTGCCGAGCCATTGCGTCTGTATCTAAACCCCGACGCCACAGTCGCCAAATCTGATCCGGGTCGGCATCAGCGTTCATAGATGTCCGGTCTCATCCGCTCACGAGGAATACCCTTGGCGTCCTCAATGGCCTTCAGGTGCTTGAATGGCACCCGTGACCAATGGCAAACGGCAGCGCGGGTAATACCCAAGAACCGTGCAAGGCTGGCTGCTCCGCCAAACGCGGCATAAACTTCAAGGATGATAAGGTCACGGCGCTTTAAGTGTTTCATGTGAAACAGTTTCCTAAATATGTTTCGCTTTGTCAAAATAAATGTTGACACCCTGTGACTAACTGGTAGTGTGTGTAGGCAAGATTGATTTGGAGATACAAAATGGCTCACGTAACAGACTTCATCCGTCCTCTCGAAGACTTCGTTGTTCCCGGATGCCCCGGCCTCACCATCACGGAAGGTTGGCTGGACATTACCATCGAGCGCTTGGATGGTGATCTTGACTGGCACATCACTGCTGTTCAGCTTGAAAAGGCTGACAAAACTGTAGAGTTTTTCTACGCCGGTTCATTCATCTTTGATGCAATTGTTCCGCATCTTTACAAAAACGCCAAGTTTAGCCAGAGCATCATGGACGAGGCTCACGAAATTATCTGAGGAGATTGATATGAATATGTCCGACACAATCAGCGAGTTGGCTACGGCCCTCGCTAAGGCCCAAGGCCAGATCGAATCCGCAAGTAAAGACAAGAGCAATCCGGCGTTTAAATCAAAATATGCCGACATCAACTCTTTGCGCGATGTAATCAGGCAGCCGTTAGCTGACAATGATTTATCTGTTGTTCAGTTTCCGCGTATGAGCGGTCCTTATGTAGAGGTCGAGACAATGATCCTGCATAAGAGCGGTGAGTTTATTGCTGAGACGTTGCGTATGCCGGTTGGCGAAAAGATGAACGCTCACGGCGTTGGATCAGCTTTAACATACTGCCGGCGATATTCGTTGTCCGCCATGCTAAACCTTGCTGCTGAAGACGATGACGGCAATGCAGCCACTGATCTGTTGCCGCAATCGGCAAGAAGCTACGTAGCACCTCGCGCTCGTGCCAGCTTTGCGGACGACTTGTGATGGAGCAGCGAAGCGAGGAATGGTTTCGCGCGCGTGCTGGCAAAGTAACAGCCAGTCGTGTTGCTGATGTGATCGCAAAGACCAAAAGCGGTTACAGCACTAGCCGTGACAATTACATGGCCGAATTGATTTGCCAGCGCTTGACAGGAAACTTGGGGGATTCCTATCAGAACGCGGCAATGGTGTGGGGAACAAACACCGAGCCTTTCGCTCGCGCGGCTTATTGCAGCGCAAAGGGGGTCAGTGTTGAGGAAGTCGGGTTTGTTCCCCACCCTACTTTAGATGATGCGGGCGCAAGCCCTGATGGATATGTTGGTGAAGAGGGCCTCTTGGAAATAAAATGCCCCCTGACTAGCACGCACATGAATATGATTTTGGAACAGGAAATCCCAACAAAGTACCATGTCCAAATGCAGTGGCAGATGGCTTGTACTGGCAGATTGTTCTGCGATTTTGTTTCGTTCGACCCTCGGATGCCTGAGAACCTACAGCTCTACATTCATATGGTTGATCGAGACAACAAAATGATCGCTAATCTTGAGGCGGAAGTTGCCAAGTTCCTCAGTGAGATGGAAAACAAGATAGCGAAACTCAACAAACTTTGCGGAGACAACGATGGAAAAGTTTAAGCATAAAGAAGGCTTCGGTAGTGTTTTTGGTAATGACAAAAAACAAAACGAAGGCCAACCGGATTTTATTGGCGATGCTTTGTGGCGTGGAGAAATTGTTCGCATTGCTTTCTGGAAAAAGAAAGACAAGAACGGCAAAACATACTTGAGCCTTAAACTATCTGAGGAATACAAGAAGCCAGATAGTGAACCGGAAGTTGAAAGGACTCGTCCTGTTATTAATGACGACTTACCGTTCTGATGGAACGCGAAGTCCTGTTGAAGCAGGTAATCTCACAGGAGGCGCAAGATCGGCATGACGCACATAAACATCATGCCTCATCTCGCCCCCTGTCTGAAGATTACGAGCTGATCGGCCTGCTAGGTGAAGTGGAGTTTGGAAAACTCACTGGTCAAATGGTCGATCTGGAACGACGCCTAGAAGGGGATAAGGGGGTTGATTTTGTTGTTCCGCTTAACTTTACCGTTGATGTAAAAACCGCACGCAAAGCGTTTCATCTGATACACGAAGAAGGAAAAGGTTTTGCCGACATATATGTCCTAGCCAAATATAACGACGAAGCTAAAACAATAGAACTGTTGGGATGGGAATGGGGAGCTGTTCTTTCACGAGCGCCTGTAAAAGATTTTGGATACGGAATCAAGAACCACTATATCCCGGCAGATAAACTAAAGCCGATGAGCGAGTTGATAAAAAGGACCAATAGATATGGACAATTCTCTGCCGTTAAGTGAACAATACAGGATGATAGCAAAGAAATACGTCGAGGCAGATGCTGCGGCATCAATCCTAGAAGAATCAAAAAGCGCTGTGTTGGCTCAATGGATGGCCGACAAGGGCGATATGCCAGTCAGTCGTGCAGAGATGATCGTTAAAGCATCGCAGGAATGGCACAATTACATCATAGAAATGGTCAGTGCCCGTAAACAAGCTGCTTTGCTAAAGGCTCAGCTTGAATACATTCGTATGCAGTTCTCAGAACAGCAGTCTAAGGAAGCAACGCATCGTGCGGAGATGAAGTTATGATTGATATGATAGAGCATGAAGATGAAGCTCAATTTGCAGAAGAAATATCAGAACTTTTGTACGATTTACATGAAGAATACGGACATTTTGGTGCTGTGTTTATGGGAGCCCTTTTTATAAACGGTGTTGTGCAAACAATTGCTATGGGGGCTAAAGATGAAGAATCCGCAAAAAGAGCTTCGGACGTTTTTTGTAGTCTTTTACGGTCATCAGTCATTCGCATGCTTGAAAATGGTTTTCCTTTTGACCGAGATGAAACGCTGCAATGAAGCGGATACGCATTACCGCAAAAATAAGGGCTGACATATTTATGCGGCACGGTGGCGTGTGCCATTTATGCAGCATGAAAGTTACCCCCGGACAAGAATGGGATGTGTCGCATGAGATACCTTTGGAGACTGGCGGACGAGATGATGACAGCAATTGGTTGGTGGCTCATCGTCGGTGCCATCGCGTTCATACCTCTACGGTTGATATACCTCTCATTGCTAAAGTGAAGCGCA